CTCTCGCATAAGTTTATTGTATTCAGCCACTTCTTTAGAGTCTAAACGCTTTAATAAATTGCCTTGTTCATCTGTTTCATAAAGTCCTTTCATAGTATCATCATAAACAATATGACGCTTCTTTTTAACTTTATTAGGAGTACTACGTTCCTTTACTTCTTTCTTAGAAGGTTTCTCAGGATGTAAATATCTCGACAACAATAACAAACAGGCAAAAACTAACAACACAACCACTGGCAATAACCAAGGTTTCTCTTTAATAATTTCTTCAAGATTCTTTTTATATGCTTTGTCTTCACGACAATCAAAAATTTGATCCAAGGGCTCCAACGGAGTTTTGCATTTTTTAGATGCATCTACTGGTTGAGCAATTGGAATAGACACCCTACTAGGGTTTTTAACTCCAGCTCTTGTAGTTTGCCCACTACGCTGAAGATCATCAATTTTTTGTTGTTGTTGTGATTCGGCTGCACGATGCATTTGCCCGTTTGAAACGGGATACTTACTGCTCGTGCGTTGATTGATAGGAGACACCTCCGGCTCCTCATCTTCAACCTCACCTTCGTCTTTACAAATATCACAACAATTCGCATACACAGAAACACTCTCATCAAAGTCTTTGCCACAGAACTCACATTCTGTCCAAACAATCTCTTCCATGGTAGTAGTCTCACAATCTTCTTTATGATCATTTTTCTCATCAATATCAGACATATTATCATCCTCATGGGAGTTCTCTAGGTCGTGTTCTTTGCAATCACATGCAATATCACACTTTCCTCCTAAACGACACTCATCATGAACATCTTTTGCTGGTGCCTTGCCAGACTGCCTATGTTCCTCAACACGATCCGATAAATCGTTAACCGTGTCTAATACAACATCAATACCACCAGAACCTATAAAAGGAACGGCTTTCGAATCAAACAATTTAGTTATTAGACTAATGCCGCTACAAGCAACTCTAATCATTGAACATAATCTTGTTAAGGTTCCCCACACATGAAATGCGGATTTTGTACCGTGTGTTGCAAATAACGGAATAATAGCAGATAAGGCCATCAAATCAAAAAGTTGAAATACTTCTTTCTCTTTTAATGATTCTTT